TTGCATTAATATAGTGGCCAAAGTTTCACTATTTAAGTTTTCAGGCTCATATCCCATATTTGAGGCCAAACCTAAAGATTCAGACAAACTTATATCGTTATCCATAAGATATTCCATAGCCACCCTATAATAAATACATTCTATTGAAAAAGTAGCCTCAATCAAGTCATTAAAATATTCCTCAAAATCATTTTGTTCTGTTTCTGGAAATGTATCTATATCTAATTTATATCTTGTCTCTAAGTCAAAAAACTTTTCTTCTATTGGTGTCATAATTATATTGTTTTATTTAGTTTAATATTGAGTAATAAGTGTCTTTAAATGTATCTATAATATCTCGTCCATATCTTGTGTGAAAGCCATAAGAGTGTGTACCACTTAAAGGCTCATTTTCTATAATTAAATAGAATATATCAAGAGGCGTATATTTATACTCTTTTGCTATAATATCACAAGCTTTTTTTATAGTTTTTACACAGTGCCTTGCACCGCCATAATTTTCTGTTAAATAATTGTCTATTGATTTTACTGTTAAAGTGTTCATATTATATTGTTTTATTGTTATTAATAGCACAAACATACGAGCCATAATTCAATAAAAAAAACTATTTCGATAAACTACACAATTAATCGTTAAACTACACATATCTTCTTATTACAAAAAATATATTTAATACGCAAGACTTTTTTGCTGATTTTTTTCTATCCATAACATAGGCTTCGATTTATATTTGTACCATGTTTAGAATTATAAGAAACATATTAACCACTTTGCTCAAGATGATAGTTTTTTATGCGGTGATATTTTTGACCTTATTAATTACCTATCTGATTTTCGGTTATCATTTTAACCACTAACCAAGATACCCCCCTCATATTAAACATGGTGGGGGTATCATATTAAACACAGGGGGGTATAATATTAAACATACCCCCTCATGTTAAACGTCTTACCTAATTACATACTTTCCAGAGTTCACACCTTGAAGTAAATACATAAGCGAGTACCTAATCGCATCAATGTAGTGGTTGAACTTATCAACTGGACGTTGGTTTCTTTCGTGCCAAACATAGTTGTTTATCTCTCTGATAATACCCTCAGAGTTCCTGTCTACTATTATCTGGTAATCTTGCATTAGGGCAATCCCTGAGAGGATTGACCCTTTCTTCTTTATTGTAGGTCTTATGTTAAGACCCATATTCTTAAGCTCTGATATAAGTCTTGGCTCTGCTGAGTCACAGATAATTAAATCTGTGCCACACTCAGTCTTATTTCTGTAGGCTATGTCTGAAGTAGATAGGTTTGTCTTTCCGTATATCTGCTTCACATAAACACTTCTGGTGTCCTTATCCACAGCCACCTTTACTAAACTGGTTATGTCTGTAGAGAATCCAAAATCCTGTCCGTAACACATGAGTTCTGTCTGTACGAAGTGTCCTACCTTCCAGTTAGTTATTATAGTTCCTTCTGCCTTGTTTAGCCAGCCACCAAGTATCTGATGCTCGAACTTAACTATATCACGTCTTTTAAGGTCGTATAACTGCTCTAAATAACTTTTTGATAGATTCTCCTTATTATCTTCAAAAGTCGTGTGTATGTACGTTACATCGGCTTTAGAGCCGTTTGTACCAGCTTTCACGTTAGGATACATAAAGAACCTCTGATATATCCAATGCTCTTTAGTTGTTGGATTCAGTATTAATATAACCCTGTTGGCTTTGGTGTTAGAACGTATGGAGAAGTCAATCTTACTAAAGGTGTCCTCGTCCACCAGCTCCTCTGCCTCGTCCAGAACAAAGGTCGTAACGCCACTAAGAGACTTCAGGGCGGCTGTTTGGTTACCAGATGATGTCCTGATACCTTTAAAGATAATAGAGCTTCCTGTGGTTAGATTTATAATCTCATCCTTTGTTATCCTAAAGTCTGACTCAACTCCCATAAGTTCAATCTTCTCAATGAACTCTGGTATAATAGATGCGGCAGCAGAGGTTAATGTAAAACGAGTAAACAGGACTTTGTGTCCTGCCTCGTATGTTAGGTTAAGTAAGAATACATTTACGCCAAAAGACTTACCAGAACCACGACCCCCTGTAACAACAAAATACCTCGATTTGTCAGTAAAAAGAGGTACATACTTGTCATTTAATTGTATTGAGTTTTTCATTCCTCTGTCTCTATGTCAATAGTATTATCAATCTGAGGCTGTTGATTATTCATAACAAAGTTAATTGTAGGTGCAGACTTGGTTTTCTTCTTGCTGTCTGAGTTTATACTATCTGATGGCTTACCATAAGCATACTCCATAAGCAACTTCATCTGGTTAAAGTTCTTCTTGGCTAGTTCTGCCATGTGTATAAAAGCATCCTTCTCACTGCCGAATACTTCTTTCATAGCTGAAACGGCATAGGAAGCTATCCTGTCTTTCTTAGCCTTTGTAGTTCTAGCAGGCTTAATCATCTTGTCCTTTGTAGATATAGGCTTTGGTGCTAACCTCTTATTATACTTCCTGCCATCGTTCTTAGAGGTCTCCTCTGATTTCTTATGTCTACTCATAATATTATAACAATTTACTTATTGTTTTGTTTATTGTATAGTTTGATGTAAACATCTTTAACAGCCTGATGAATAGTTCTTTTGGTGTGAGTCTCGTCAAGCAAGGCACTTTGATGAGCCTTGCTGACTTCGACCTTATAAGTCTGATTATCTTTTGTAACAGGGTATATCTTATAGCCCTCTTTAAAACACCACTTTATTATTTCTTGAGATAACATATCATTCTTCTTCTTCAAGGTGATAACCAGTTTTATCTTGTATTACTTTAATCTCTCCCTCAATCTTCTTAGTAAGTATGAATAGCTGAGAAACAACTTTCTCTAATCTACCTATTCTCTGTTGCTGTGTTAGTTTTTTAAGTCTCATAATATTAAGTGTGTTATCCAAGCTATAAGCCCATTTATATTTAATGCCACCAAGTTCCACTGTTTTCTGGAAGCAGTCTGTATCATTACAAGTGTAAAGCCTATTATGTATAGTTCTGGCTTTATAGTCCACTGTGCGGCTATTAAAAAGCCGCTACCCATGTAACCTACCCTTGATGCAAACTTCTGGTATGAAGTTAGCTTATTGGTGTATTGTAGTGCCTTAAGCATCTTTTTATTTACTTTAATCATAGTAGTCTATTTTAAAAACGGATTAGATACTGCTCTTCTCATTACAGCAGGCTCTACCCTTACTGGGGCAGCTCTTAGTGTTTTAGCTTGCATCATCTTATCATAGGGCTCAAGTCTTGTATTTATAAAATCATTTATTGACTCAATATCCCAGTCCTTAACAATGCCTGTAATACTGTCTATCAATTTTTGACTAATATAGCTTACGTTGTCTATAGCCTTTGACTCTTCTTCAGCCTGCATTATAGCTTTTTTTGTGTCTAAATCAATCTCTTTTATAGGAAGCGAAAAATCCTTAATAACCCTGTTGAATATAACCTTGTCCTTTATTTCAACAGAATAAATACTTCTACAGTGATATAAAACAGCATCGTGTTTTAATCCTATGTGAGCTCCTATTTTCTCAAAAGTATATCCCATTTCTCTTGCTATTACAGAGTAAACTTTTCTCGCATAAACATACTTTCTTTTTCTTGTGCGTTGCTTGATGTCAAATTTATAATATTCGTTAAGTTTGTCTGTTAAATCTTGTAGTGTCATTGTTTTGTTTTTATGTTTCTATTCCTTTATTTAATTCAGATAGGACTGCCTGAATTGTGTTTGTCTTGGCAAATTCTATGGCTTGCCTCATGCCGTCACACTGTTCGTATAAATCATCCTGTTCAAATCCCAGAACAACCTCCTCCAGCTCCTCAATGGTCTCCCCTTGAGATATACTGTACAAAGTTAACAAGTAATACGAGTAAACTATGTCTTGTTGTGAGTCATTATACATTTGTCCTTAATTTAAGTAGGTTATAAGATTGGATATACTTCTCTCTTGCCTTAGACTTGTAATGTTCCTTATAAACATTGTAAACAGCCTTTACCATTTGATATTTTGTGGTTAGTGGACCAAGCAACTTGCCTGCATAAGCCTTTCCCTTGCCACTACAGACCTTTATGTTGTCTGCGGTGTCTCCAACTATCATTTGAGTGTAAAAGTTCCTTAGAGCGTCTAATTCTGACAATTCAACTAACTCATTAGTGTTATAATTGTATATTTTAGCTGGGAACTGCAAGTAATCCTTGTCTATAGAGACAATAACAGGGTTTTCTCCTGCTTCTTGGCTCTGTAGCCACAACTTAGCAACCAAATCATCGGTTTCATAGCCATAACCAGACATAGACTGCCAATCCTGCTTACAATAGTCGTGTAACTGCTCTAAAAAGGGCGGTCTTTCGGTGTCCTTACGGTTTGCCTTGTAATTATCGGCAATAAAGTGCCTAAAATTACCTTTTGAACCGTTGCAAACGATTAAACTTACAATATCATAGCCCAAGTCCTGCAAATTGTTCAAAGAATTGTTTATTTTAGCGTCTAGCTTAACTTTAGCTTCTTCTAAGTCCTCTGAATTTACTGCGGAAGCATAAACCATGCTGTCTGCGTCTAAAATAGCATTAATATCCATAATATACCTATTTATTTAACAAATATAAACAAAATAACTCAAAAAACCTAATTTTCTACAACTTCTTTTTTGTAAACGGCATATCCGTTCTCTTTTAGTAGCTGTATAGCCTTTTGTATCTCTTCTTGTTCCATTCTGTATGAGTCGAAAATATAATTGTGTATTACCATAATATTATTATTTATTTATTTCTTTCCTTGACCTCTGTAGGGTTTCTTGTACCCTGTCTGGCCTTTACTTGCGTTCTTAGAGTGAATACCTCTTCTTCTTTTTCTAGGCTTCTCTATCTTTGTTGTTATCTGCGCTCTTGCCACCTTAATATTTATTTATTGTTATACTCGCTTAGGGGTGCTTCTCCAGAAGCCTCCAGTTCTTTCTGTAGATTCGCTAAGGCTCTCCAAGCCACCTTTGCCGAATGTCTTATGCCATCTGTGTCTACAGTTCCAGCTTCTATCAAGTGCCTTGACAAAGCGTCTAATTCGTCTCCAGACTTGCTTCTATCCCAATGAAGAGGCTTGTCTGGATGATGTTGCTCATTACCTGCCCAAGACGTTTTAGAGACCTCTCTAATTGCGTCTGGGAAGTATTTTAATACGCCACTAAATACAGGCATATTCTTTCTCTTCTCTACTACATAAGCAGACTCAGTTCCGCTTATTATATCGTGTGTTATAGTCATAGTCCACATATTTAAAATAATTCATTTATAGGCAACAGAATACCTTTGGAGGTATTACTGTCGCCACCTAGTTTGTCTCTTTTTGTTCCAACATACTTTCTACACTTCTGCTTAAGCAACTCAGAAGGTATCAAGTGAAACGTATTGTTGATGCAAAAGCAATAGTAGTCAGACTCGCTTGTGCTTATCCCACTGGCCTTGCCTCTACTCTCATACTCAATAAATACATTACCCGTCTCATCTGCTCTAAGGTCGTACTTAACCTCAATAGTCTTACTTGAGAATATGTTGGCAAGCTCTCGTTCTTTTACTTGCCCAACTTTCAGGTCGTATTTAAAGTCGTTGTTGTAGTTCATTACAGATTCATAAGTGCGTTAATTACAGTATGGCCGCCAATAACAACAGCACATCCTATGGCTGGCTTCTTGCCTGCCTTAGCGTATGCAAAAGCATACTTTTCGTGGTCTATCCCACATCCTACCTGAGTTCCGAATACTTTGAACTTAGCACCTACAGACCACTCTGTATAACACTGAGTGTGCAAGTGTCCTTGAACCGTACTCATCATATCTGCCTTAGACTTAGTTCTGGCAGTACCGCCCTCTCCATGAATATACTGAACATCATCAATAACAACTCTCTCTGTGAAGTTCCAGTTAGGTGTATTGAGTACCTCTGAGTAATCCCTTACCCACCTCTTAGGTATAGATGAAGTCTGAGCTTTCCTTGCTATTATTCTGTCGTGGTTACCAATGGTTACATCAGCCTTTGGAAAGGCTCTGTACCACCTTGCTATCCTGTCTATGGCTAGGTCTAGCTCATCTCCACCACCCATACCATCAGCATTTGTCTCATGGTAGCTTGAGTAATGGTTGTCGATTACATCTCCAATAAACACAACTCTATTACAGTTGTATTTAGCATAAACATCTTTACAGTGCTTAAGGTACGAGTCCAAGCAAAATGGCTCATGCAGGTCTCCAATAACCAGAACTCTACTTTCGTCCTTAGTTATATTCCTAAAAGCCTTTAGCTTATTTCCGCTTAATCTTGGTCTAAAATCTCTCATAATCTATCGCAATTATATTGAACACAAATCCAGTCGCTAGTGCCATCGCTGTAGAAAACATCGTAGCACTCATAACAGGGGGCTGGCTCGCATCCGAGCAGAGCCAAGCCCATAACAAAACCTTTTATCTTATTCATAATTATTCATCAATTTTCTAAGGTCAGCAATCATACCTCTAATACAACTAGGGCAACTGCTCATCTGCTTTCTCTGATTAAACACTCTATTGAATATATCCAACAAAGCTCTCTGCTCAACCATAGTTACGTTCTGTTTATTCTTAGACAGAAAATCGCTAAGGTAGTTGTACTCTTTCTCCTCAAGGCAATTAGTGACGTTATAGCTCATAAGTTTGTTCAACTTAGCCTTACGCTCATCACAACCGCAATCCTCTCCGAAAAGAGCCTTAACAGCTTTTTTAACACCTGTTGCTTCAGTAATCTTCTCAACAGTATCTCCAAGTCCTTTTGACTTGCTCTCTTGTTCTTTCTCGAATCTAGCTTTCCATTCTCTGTAAGCCTTTGTTCTTTTGTCTCCTTTAAATTCTTCCATAATTAAATTTTATCGTAATCTCCGTTATAATAGTCCTCAGCATCCTCTGAGAAACTTTCTCTTATCACTTCTCTATATCTCCTTATTGAGTTATAAAGACTGCTTCTTCCTATGCCTGTCTCATTGGATAGCTTATCCAGAGACAATCCTGTAGTAAAGTAAGCTATGAATATGTTTTTAGAATAGAAATCCCAGCTATTGACTTCTGTAAATATCTTATTCATTAATCTTTTGAAACCCTGCTCCTCTTCAACATCTGCAAACTCTTCTCTTAGGTTGTTTAGCGTAAACTCCAGAGCCTCCTGTTGCATATCAACAGTTTCATTGGCTATGCTTTTTTTCTTTGCTTTGTTAAGATATATGCTTCTTAAGGTCATGTACATATAAAAATCATTCACATCATCATCTCCGTAAGATATATCAACTCCTTTGTTTAGGTATTCATAAACCCTGATATAAGCGTCCTGAACAACATCTTCTACATAAGAGGAGTTGCAACCCATACTCTTAACCAACCCAACCCAAGTCTTGTGCTTGGATGCAAGTTTCTCTAATTGCTTATTAATCATCTATAGTTCTAATTAAAATCTCAACTCTGCCATTACCTTTGTCGTAAACTGTAGGCAGTATTGTTTCTGTCTTTACATAATCGTCATTGTCATCTTCCCAGCAGCCTGTCTCTGTTATTGCGTCAAGCAAATACTTAGACGTTACAGCTATGACATTCATCTTGTCAAGCCTCCTTTTGCTCGGCTTGAATACCTGATAGAATATCTCTACAGGTGTCGGTATCTTAACTCCGACTAACTGGCTTGATACTATGTCCTTAAACTTCTTCTTCACTTGGTTGTTTATAAAGTGATTTACATTTCCATAAGAGTTCATATTGACATAGACTCTTCTGTCCTTTTTAGTTTTTCTTTCTAAATCAATGTACATAGGCGTAACTATGCGATATTCATTTTTTGTTGCCATTTACTAGGTTCTTTCTTCTGGGGCTGAATAGCAGCTATATCATCATCCAGACTGGTTACAATCATTGGATAACCAAACTCCGTAACCTTAAAGCTAAAAGGCTCAAAAGAGAACCCCCTACTTTGCTTACATCTTACGGTTATAAACTCCTCTTCAGTTTCATTTCTCTCTAACACTATACCCGTCTCACACTTCTTCTGGGCAAAGCTACCTAAGTGGCCTGTCGGTTTCTCTGAGCCATTGTTGGTGTGAATACAAAGCACAATATGGCAGTTATATCTTTCACTCCAAGTCATCAGCCTTTGAATACACTCGTTAGACTCCTGTATATCGTTAACATCACTAACTAAGTCAGCAATACCATCAATAACGACTAAGCCTATCTCATTGTCCTTAGACACTGTTTTTAGCTTGTAGTCTATAAAGTCAATCCTTGTCTTGTACCCTATTGAACGGAGTCCGTAGGTATGGTAGCAACCTACGTTCTCTCCGTTGTTCATTTCGACAACTCTCCTAAACACTCTCTGTGCGTGGAACTTGCCCTGCTCTGTATCAAAGTGTATAACACACTTGCCCTTTCTGTCGGCTCTCATTTTGCCGCCATAGGGGTTTTTACCAGATGATGATAAGTAGACTGAAGTTAGTAGTGAGACAAAAAAGGTTTTCTTGGTTTTGGGTGGGCCGCTTACGAAACTAAAGTTACCATAAGTGCCAATAGGTATGGGGTATCTCTTTATGCCACTTGGCGTGTTTATAGAGTATCTGCCAAATGACAACGCAACAGGAGGGTGCTTTATGGACTCAGAGATATCGACATAACAGTCGTTATCTATTTTCTCCATGTGCATCCTTTGTATTTCTTTGTCGTCTGTGTTCATATTTTTGTGTTTGTTTTGTTATTTTGTTTTAATAAAAAGGGGCAGGTTTCCCCACCCCTGTTTGATTGGTTAGAACGGCAAGTCAGCCCCAGCAGCAACTTTGAAGTTGTCTCTTTTAGGCACTGGTGTCCCACTGTTGCTTGACTTCGGAGTAAAGGTATTTAACTCCATGTAGTACTTGCCGCTTTTACTCTGCTTAACATCTAGGTTTACCCAGCCATTATTCTGGTTAGCAGATAGGAACTTCTGTGCCTCTTCTACCTTGATGCTAATTCCACCTATAACAAATTCAGGTGCATTTTCATTTCGCTTAAAAATAAATCCGTCTGCGAATACTTTTGTGTTTTCCATAATATTACTTATTTAATAGTTGTTTAACTTCTGTTGATAATTTATACTTCTGTTCAATAGTGGATAAAGTTCCACCTGATGCCATAAACTGCTGTGCTTTCTTAAACTCAGGAGTGTTCTTATTTAGCCATTTACGAGCGTCCTTATGGTCGTTCGTTGCATCTGCGTCCTTAGTGTCATCAATAAGGAATAAGCCGTTTAGAGCGTATTTACGAGCGTATGAAGAGCTACTGCCAAAAGACTGTGCTATATCCATACCTTTTCGGTTAGGGTCAATACCAGCCTGTGCTGTGGCCTCAATCCTGCCCTCAGTATCAAATAATACTGCTCTTGCTTCTACATAGACTAATCCAGCTACTTCCTTAATCTCGTCAGTAATCATAAGGGTTAGTCCATTTGCAGTTAATAGTGGCTTTACAGCCTCTAATATATCCTCACAAGAACGGTAATTGTATTTACCGAAATTGTTTCTTTGGTTCTTAGGAGCTTTTAACTCCGATTGTACTTTTAGTACCTTGTCATGAAAGTTCATAATGTTAATTGTTTTAATTAATATTCTGCTAATATAGTAAATAAATAGCTTATATCCAAATTATTCTTCATCTTTTCCTGAAAATAATTCTTTCCTAACTATATTTTTATAGTCGTCTGGATAGCTTTCGTCTGTCAATTCAAATATAAAAGTCTCCAGTTTAGTGATGTATTCTCTTAGCTCACTAAGTTCATTGTGCAGTGCTTTTATCTGCATATTTTTAAAGTCGTGTAAATCATTCATAATATACTGTTTAAATCTTCTATTGTTTCTTTTAGCTTTTCTTTTAGGCTCTGTAACTCAAACTCAAGTTGTCTATTCTCTTTAGCTATTTTTGCGTTATGCAACCCAATAATCTCAACGGCCTTGACTAAATTAATCAAGTCCTTATTGTCTGGCTTGGCTTCGTGCCAGTCAAGTAGCTTATTACCTAAAGCCTTATACCAAGCGTTATACGTCTGATGTTCTATCAATTCCATTATCTATAGTTTTGGTTCATTACAATCTCTTCAATCTCTTCTAACCTATTGTATAAAAGGTCTGTTACATCTATCTCTACATCTCCCTCCTCAATGTGCACACTGTCTAAAGAGAACTCTTCTGGTTCTGGTGGATTAAAATAATCTCCACTCATTCCTTCATAGTAGCTTCCATAGGCTGCTAATAATACTCCGTCTAATTCTAATTCGTGTCTATCCATTGTTACCGTAGCTTTTTAATGATTTAAGTATTCTTCTTTCTGCTGCTAATTTAGATGAATTTATAAGTTCATCTTTAGCAAACACTTTCCAACCTGTGATTGGATTTGTGTTTGTTTCCCAAAATGGTTTTTCTTTTTGCTTTTCCATGTTAAAATAATTTATTAATTACAAGGTCGTAAACCAATTCAGGGTACTCACTTGTCAGTTCATCTAATTGTTCGTCAGTTAATGGCTCTCCATCAATCTCTGCGTGAGAGATAAACGCATCAACAAAGTCAGGATAATCTCTGGTGTCAATGCCATCTACTTCTAAGTTGTCTATTTTATTTATATCTATTTCCATTGTGTTAATTATTAATGTTGGTACAAACATAAACAACATTTTTCAATTATCCAAATAAAAATAAAAAAAAGAGCCACATTTCTGTAGCTCCCTTCTTAAAACAAAATAAAACAAAATAAAACAAAACATTACTTGATATGCAATGACATTGGTTTGAGGTCGTCAGTATCAAAGTAAACGAACTCGTCACACAATCTAATCCTAGTGACTCCTCGCATTATTAAACCTCGAACTAACTTTAATCTTTTCATATTATTAATTATTCTAATCTTTACTGCTAATCCAACTCTATGTGGATTCTTACTTATCAATGCTATTTTGTCAGAGTGATGCTTGCAAGTATATGCTAATCTAATATCAAACCTCATTCTCTCCTCCTGTGCTATCTCATCTAATATAAAAACAGGCAACCTTTCCATAAAGTTCTTTCCTGTCTTAATACTACAACGCCCACACTTACACATAAACTGAGACCAAAGCAACTTCCTTAATCCCTCTTTATCATCCTCTTCACTGTAACCTATTTCATATTGTGGGCGATGTAATAATGACATAACACTACAAATATAATAAATAATAGGTATATAAAAAAGGGATAGTTATTAACATTGTTAGTAACTTAACTTGACTTTTTGCGGAAAAAACGCTACCTTTGCTTAAACTTTGTAAAAACAGCCACAAGGCTCAAAAAAGCCGAAGTGGCGAAATTGTCCCACGTATAAATCAAGTATTTTTCTTCAAAATACGATTTCTACTCTTTGCAAAGCCAACTATACAGGATAGCTATGTTCTATAGCCAAAACAGGGGCATTATGTTAAACAACCCCCAGAATATTAAACAAGTTATTTCTTCCAGTTCTTAGTTATTTTCTCGGCACTTCTTGCCCCAAAATAACCTCCATAAACAAGAAGCAGTAGTGAAGATAGTAAATCAATCCAATTAGAGGCTATTTTAAAGCCTTCTAATGAACTATCTAGTATTATGTATACAAATAGAGTCAAAGTCAAGAATCCAAGGCTTAGAGGCCTTATATTCTTGCTTAACCAACTATCAGAGTTCATGTCAGCAACCCAACGCTTAGTTGACTCCTGCATTTCAATCATATCATATCTTAATTCCTCTAATAGCAATTCCTTATCAGCTTCGCTGAGTTGTTTATTTGTGTCAATCTTATTTGCAAGTTCTTTTAACTGGTCTATTCCAGTTATACCACCAGCTATTGATAATAGTTCTGGTGCTACTTCCTTGCCTTGTTTTACTAGCCAACGTAAAGCGTCTCCGACTCTTGTAGTTCCGTTCTTTTTCTTATAATCACCCATTCCAACGTGCTTTAGTTTTTCTAATATCGTAGTGTGTAAAATTCTTGTAGTTGCCTAAACCTCCTTGCAACATGAGACCCATATCAATTAGGTCTTCTATAAGTGCAAACACCTGTGCTGGATTAAGGCCGTCTATTGTGATGTCTGCTGCTTGGCCTAGCAGATGGCGTGAGTTTGGTACTCCACCTATATCTTGATTATGAGCTTCCGACCTGAAACCACTATTAATTCTTATAGCTCTTCCTGTGTAGTCTCTCAGGAATTGTAGTTGTCCTGCAAGTTTAATGATGTTCTCGTAAGCCTCTAAGGGCATCTTGCCACCACCTTTGCACTCAAACTCTTTTAGCTTAAAGTTCTTTGTCAGTTTCATTCTTTCTCTTGTAGGTTGCGTATATCTTCTGGAACGTATAAAAGATAGTAGCCAAAAGAAGTACAATTTTTAGACTATTTTCAACGGCAGTAAAACTAACACCTAAAGTAATTATATTGAATATGTACAATTTTATATCTTCTAAACTCATAACATTAAACCTCTTAAAAAAGCGTTCCACTTAGCAATAATGTAAAACTGCAAGTATTCTATTTTGTCTGCTAAGTACCTAAGTGCTTTTACCATTACATTTTATTTTCTTGATAGTCCACACCATAAAAGCTGTGTACTCCGTTACCATCTATATTACCAACAGCAGCAGACTTCCATCCGTAAGGATGCTCTGCTACAATAACATTACCCTCTTCATCAACAGTATCTTCTAATCTCCACATAACGTCTAAGTGGTACTTGTCGCTTAATACTGGTGCTTTGGTTTCGTTGCCCTCTTCATCGTATTCGCCTTGCTCTAAAACAATATGTCCTAATTTTACAATAGCGTGTCTGTGTGTTGGGTACTCGTTCCCATCTTCGTCTGTATCTACTCCTAAAGCTTTTATTTTAGCCTCAGCAGCTGCTTGGTCTTTAAATTCGTATTTTCCTATTTTCATTTTATTTACTTTTAGTTATAACTATTAGTGTTTATATGTATAGTTTTTTTAATTTTTTTATCTTATTGTGTTTCTTATGTAAAGATTTACCCTTGTTTTTATCATAGGTGTAATTGCTACACTTGTGTTAATTTTTGTAGTTGTTCGTCTGTTAGTGCTTCTTTAAATACTGCAACTGTTTTAACTTTTCCTTCAAAGTTGTAGCCGCCACCTCCATCATCAAAGCTTAATGTTGTTAAAGTGTTAGCAGGTATAACAGAGCCACTTGAACTTGATGCTATTTCGTTTCCATCTAAATAAAAACTAAAATCATTAACTTTCCATTTTACAGCGATTTTATGAAAGTCAGTAATTGTAGAGTTAATTAATTGGTCAAATATATTAGATGATGAATTTCTGTAATTAATTCTTATTTGGTTATAAACATTGTAAGAAATAATCACTCTATTATTAGTAGTTCCATCATTTATTGTAATCTCTCTTGCCGTGCCTTGATTACCAAGTGCAGCTATCTCCGCATATAAAACTCCCTCTGTTGAATTTATTAAATCACTACTACCAGCATTGTTGCATACATCAGCTAATCTTGTAACGGTGCTTCCGCTTGTTGGTATGTAAGAAGTTGCGTATGATAGTTCTTCTGTTTGTGCGCCAAATAAATGTACATTAGCTACTTGACCACCCGTAGGGTTTGATTCTGTTCCAGTAGAGTTTGTTAATGCAAAGCCAAGATATGGATTACTTGACGGCGAAGGTTGATTTACTTTAATTCTATACCAACCATTAGGAAAAATTTCAAAAGAAGCATTTTGTACACTTGCAATATTTGAAAAAGTTTCTGTGTCAAAATCAAAAACAGTATGGTCGTTTCCTGAAGTTTGAAAATTTCTAAAACCTAAATATCTCCAATTTCCTTTTTTAGCAAAAACAGAAAGTGTTGATGTTGTATTAGTTGAACCTCTATTAACTCTAATAAAAGAAAAACCACCTCCGTCATACTCAATTAAATAAGCATCTAATTCTCCATTTGGTGATAATTCTGAACTATTTGTAACTGTAACATTAGCAGATTTTAGCCAATAAGAATTAGTAAAATCTTGGCTGTAACTAAATAAATTAGTTGACTGCGGTTCTAACAACAAACTCCCCGTTCCATCTGTATAATCTATTCTTGGTAAGTCTGTGTCGTCTGTTATTTCTATTACTGATATGTTGTCTATTGTTATATCAGTATCTCCATTTCTTAAAATACCTAATGATGTTAAATTTGCTAAACCTTCAATAGTATGAGTTCCAACAGTAGATGTTAATATTGTGTCATTAGCTATTAAAGAATTTGTTTTAATTCCACCACTATTTGATTCAGATATAGTATAAGTTAATCTATACTTATTACCTATTGTTAAAATTGCATCAGGAGAATTAAAATCGTTACCTGCTCTAAATTCTGTATAAGCAGCTCCGTTTGTGTCAATTTGAACGCTACCTTGTTTAAAAATAACATTACCATCATAAGAACTCCAATTCTGTCCGACCTCTTTGACTGATACGTTGTCTATTGATAATTCACCACCTTGACCAAAAATTCCACCATATATAACAAAATTATTAGTATTACCACCACCTTGAACGTATTTAGTAAATGTTCCTGTTTCAAAACCTAAATATATATTTGAGCCACCACCTAATAAAAAATGTGCATTTCCTCTTGTGTAAGAAGTTATAGTATATGTTATTTTATAAAATCCACTTAAATTTGAACTACTTATTGTTTGCTGGACATTTTGATTTGTATTACTATCAAAAGATAAAACACCATTAGCTATTGTTATAGAATTATTATCTCCAGCATAATATTTACTCCAATCACTATCAGTATCAAAATCACCATTAGTAACTAACTCCGAGCCTTCTTCTTCAAAATCTCCGTTTTGTACTAAATTCCCACTTAATATCTGTACATCTTCTATAAGTCCTTTTTCGTTTACTCTTGTGGCTGATGAGCCTCTGGTAAAGTCAAAGTCTGCGTCTATTACTTCTTTTACTGATACGTTGTCAATAGTCCAACTATAATCGCCACTTCCATTTCTTGCTATTACAATATTATTTGAATTACTATTAGCAGTCCAAGTAATTTCAATATTTTGCAAAGTTTCATCAAGTGTAATTATTCCATTTGATAAAGTTAATCCACCTAAATTACTACCATTATCTTGAAATCTAATTTGTTTACCACTTGACCCGCTTAATCCTTGTATTTGAGCAGTAACTCTATATTTTTTTCCACTTACATATGTAACGCTTTGTGTAATAGCAGAATAACCACCACCAGTTACTGTTACAGTAGCTACTCCATTAGATATAGTAGCGTTTGTTTTATTCCAATTACTATCTGTGTCAAATCCACCATTAGTAACTAATTCACTACCTAAAGATTGAACAGGCTTAACACTATGTAAAGAGCCATTATCGTATGCAGTAGGTGTTAGTAATATACTTGGCTTTGGGTATATATCAGCCATTAGTTTGTCTGTTTCGTTGCTATTCTCGTAATAGTCTGAACGTATATACATTTTATTAGTAGCAGAATATTTCTCGTAAACATCTGCCCAGTATTTATCATTTACTGCATTACCCCAATTACTTCTATGATATATTTCGTTTGCCATATTATGTTGTTAATTCTGTTAATTGTGCATCTGTTAATGCTGTATCGTAATATCTTAAATCTTTGCATCTTCCATAGAAAATAGTAGAAGAATGAATAGGTCTTCTAAAATCCAATGTATTTAAAGTATTAGCATTAAAAGAATTTGTTGTTGTAGATGACCCAATTTTAGTTCCATTAATATAAAATGAGTAATCAGAAGATTTATATTTTATAGCTATTTTATTTATATTTTTTTCATCATAATTTGTTGTAAAAGAATTAAATATTGTAACATTAGTATCTTTTTTTATTTCTGCTCTAATTCTATTTGAAGCACCTTGGTAAAATAATGATACTCTATTAGCTGTTGTGCCGTCATTTAATGATATTTCTCTATTTGTTAAGTCATCAGATAACACACTTATCTCTGCATATAATACACCTTCTAAACTGTTGAATACATTTACATCTCCAGCATCTGTACAAACATCTGCGTTTCTTGTTCCTGAACTGGCCTCTGTTTTTATGTACGAAGTTGAATAAGTGTCTTTTTCTAATTGAATACCCCATACATACATAAAACAACTATCTGAACTATCAGTCAAAGCAGTTGTAACTACATCATTTTTTGGAGATATTAAAACAGTAATAGAACTGTGAGCATCTGTTGATACTGCAAAAGACAACCTTACCCATCCGTTATTGTAGTTTTCAGCCTTTGTGCTTAATATTGTGAAATCTACAAAATCAATAGAAGCGTTTATTGTACCTTGTTCAAAGTCATATTGTAAATAGGCTCTGTCTGGGTAATCTCCTTGTAAAGCCAATGTAGCATATCTGCTATCTCCTTTTTTCACAAATACAGAAAGCGTAAAGTTTTGAACTTCAGAAGCAGTCTTAGTGAAGAGTTTAGCCAACCTATCTGAGCCAGTTGATGTTCTTTGTAGTTTGTCGGCACTTAAAGTTCCATCTGGAGAAGTTGTTTGATTTGCAGTAACGCTAACGCCAGTTTTTATCCAATAAGCATTATCTATTTGCTCTGAATAGTGTGCAAGATTTGTTCTGGATGGCTCTAAAAGTAAACTCGGACAGTTAGAGTTTAACCAATCAAGTCTTGGTATGTCTGCTGCGACCTCTTCAATAAGTCCATCCTTGCGTACTCGTGTGGCTACTGTATCCCTATCAAAAGTGAAATCTCCACTACCATCATTAGGCAATATAGAATACACCTTTGGTGTACTCCCACCTTTATATCCGCTTGGTATTAATGCTAACTTTGGATTACTCATTTCTTATTTATTTGTCCTAATATACTATCCTCTAATTGTATCTTGCTAAGGTATTTCTTTAGCTTAACAACATTGACCTTTTTAGGCTTGTATATGTTTATCTTTTTCTCTTTCATTATATGTACCAGCCACCTGTATAGTTAACATCTCTGTCTGGATTCATCTCCTCATTAGAGCTGCTTGTGTACTCTGGGAATAAATTAGAATAATTGCAAATGTAATCTAAGAACCGCTTAGTATAAAACTCAGCAGTATCATTCATTCTTTGAGCCAAGTAAGTCATATCCTCATGTGTAGCTGTCTCAGAGCTTTCTGAGATGTGCTTTCCAACGCCTCCATTAGTGATAGAGAACATCATATAAGGCAGTATCGTTGACTGTGTGTACCATATTAGCATAGGCTTGATATAGTCGTCTAAGAGGGTCTTATAATTAGCGTTTGGAGCTGTTAAGATATCACCACTAATAACTAGTTGCTGCATCTTCTTATACAGCTTTCCGCCTAAGTAGTTTTGTATGTGTAAGTCTTGAGCAACTTCAATATATTGAACAATCTTACTGCTGTCAACGCTTCCTTCAATCATAGACCTTTTCTTAAGGTCAGATACGCTTATAAATAGTGCTTTCTTTGCCATTATTCCTCTTCGTCTTTAAATTCTACAAAAGACTCTTCTGAAGCCTCCTCATTCTCAACTTGTGAGCTTAGTCTCTCTCCAGTCTCTTCCTCTCTTTTTACCTTAGTAGATATGTTGTCTAACTCTGTAAATTCAATAGGCTGCAAGGTTATAAAGTACAAGTCTAAGTCAATATTGTTAAACTTTAATATGTCTTCTAGTGCCTCAATAATTCCGTCCTGTAATGGTCTTATAATTACGTTATCCATAAGCACAGCAGCCGTTCTAAGCTCCTCTGCGTTATTTCCGAAGCCAGTGTTATCTTTGATACCTAAAAGTATAGGAGAAACTATGCCATGACCTAACATAATCTTTTCTCTAGCTTCATCAGACATAAATTGATACTGTGCATGAGCGTCAGGCAAGTGTATAGGCTCTATGTCTGCCTTAGTGTCTTGTGACTCGTTAAATGCAATTATAAATTTACCTGCGTTGCTAGAACCTGAGAACTTCTCGTAGATTTTGCGTTCTAATGCCGCTTGAGTTTCTTCAGGTGGTGTGCCGTTATTGAAGTTAATCAATAAACTTGGTTGCAGACCATTCTTGATGTTGTTTATGTGATAATTAGATACCTCCTGCTCTAAGTTGCAATATTGTAAGCATCCGTTATAATCTACAGGGGCATAATAATAAAAGCCGCTTCTGTAAGGTTTTACGATGTATAGCTCGTTTTGTTGCTTCTTGCCTCCGTTACCAAATGTAGGTATTCTCTTAGGCTTGTCAGTAGTCTTATACTCAGCCCAGTTTGGGTGGTAGTAGTAAGCCTTTATAACTCCGTTAACGTCACACTTCTCAGCTCTCAGCGTTTCCATAGGGAAGTGAGATACCTTAAGTATTCTGGTCTTTCTCTTGTTGTATGTTACCTGTATGGCAGCCTGCCCTAGCATCTTATAGTCGTGAGCTATTCTTTTTACAGTTCTCTTCTTGAGAAGGTTCTTCATCTCAATATACTGCTCTGGCTTATCTTCTCTGTTTGTAGCCTCTAAGCCTCTACCAGCAATCATATCAACAATACCATTGATACAACGAGAGTTCGTTGGAGAGCCCATGTAGTTGTCTATAAGAGTCTTGAAGTAGTTGTTATCTTCTCCATACTTAACCCAGTCCTTGTTGTATTGTTCCTCAACTAAGGGGGTTTGGTAGCCAGATAACTCTATTATTCTAATGTTTTTACTTTCCATTTTTAATTATATAATAATTTACTGAGGTTGAATCCAAGCTCTGTTAGATATTAAACCTGTGTACCTGTCTTTTTCTAAAAGCAACATAGGCATTTCATAAAAATTTAATTGATATATTGGCTCGTATTTTTGGGCTAAAAGCTCAAAATAATATCTATTTGGTGAGTTTTCAATAAACTGAGTTGGTTTTGCGTCTTCTGTAGCTATTTGCTTGTGAAACACCCTTTCAATATTAGTAGACTCTGTGCTGACAAAAATCTTGCTACCAATAGGAGATATAGTGCTATCCTCGTTGTCAATCGGCAACCTGTTCTCGTCTCTCTCTGTGTTAGTGTTTATGCTAACTAATGCGTCTGTGTAGCTCACAAACGAAGTTCCCTCATAGAATACGGTTGTGCTGTCGGCTAGTACGCTTTCAATCCAAGTTTTTCTATCTGAAAAAGTAGTTCCTGTGCTAGGAGAACTTGGTATGTTACCAAATATGTAGACTCTATACATTTCAGAGAACCTAATGTAGTTGGTAGAGGTATCTTCAACATGAGTTACAATACCATCTGTACATTTTATTAATTCCCATGTGCTTCCGTTCTTGTATATAAAATGAAACCTGCTTAAATCTTCTGCATTAGCAAATGAATCTTCAAAATCTGTTATCGAAGTTCCTGACTGGTCTGAATAAACACTATCTCCAACGCTAAATCCAGAAGAAGAGTCTTCTACATACACAACCCTCTCGAAACTGCTTAAATCAAGTGAATTTTCTTCTCTTAGCCTTAAGGTGGTTATTCTTTCATTTAGCTGGTTATCTCTACCATTTATGAAGTGAGCATAAGCCCTTTCACCTATATTGTTGCCAGCGGGGTCGTCTCCAAAGTCTCTAGACAAATGATTTACTAGGTCTGGATTCCTTCCATCCAAAAACTGAGAAGAATATCCATAGAAGTTTCCGTTGTTGGCGTTGAAGTCGTAATCATATACGGTTATGGCCTCTAGTGATGACGGAGAGCTGTTAAATGTTCCGTACTCAGAGGAACGAACCTTAAAGTCTCCTAATGTCTCCTCCACAGATTGCAAATATGAGTAGTTGCTGCCTATTTTCATTTCACCTCTACCATTGTTGTTGGTGTCGTAAACAACAGAATTGCTTGTAGATGCAACTATAGTATCACTGTTGAGGTCTGTCAGTAACGACTTACCTGACAATGCACTTTGACTTACAGTTGTTGTAGATGAGCTTGAGCCAGTTTCCTCGCTGTTAGACCCAGAACTAGAGCCTCCAGAAGAGCCAGAGCCACTAACATCTCCTTCTCCGTATGAAGTTACATTGTCTGAGTCACTGTCATTAGGAGGTTCGTATATGAAGTAATCATCGTCATTGTCATAAGACGTATAGTCGCTAGATGTGTTCATTTCACCGCTAAACCTAACAATATCTCTATACAGAGGAATATTGTTGTCGTACAATATAACAGACAGAGTTGTTGTCTCTTCTATTGAGCTTAAAAAGTCAGCATCGTTTAGCGTAACCACTAATGATTGATTTTGAGTGTAGCTAAAACTAGAGGCTTGTATGTTCTCCTTAGACTCTTGATTTATTACAGTAACAGATGTTCCAGAGCCCTCTCGCCCTGTAACATTTAATGTAATCGTTGGTAAACTATTTACGTCTGCTATTGTCATAGTATTATAACAACAAACAGGTGTTTTTGTTTTATTTAATAAAAAAAGGGGCTAATGTTAAACAAGAGCCCCCTAATATTAAAGATGATTAGTTATTACGGATTAATAACTGTAGTGTTTACATCAAAGTCAAGTCCAGCACCAACTATTGTAGAATCTACAAAGTAAGCAGGTCTAGTTTCTTTACCTTCAAATGAGATGTTGTAACCGTTAAGGTCTCCCATAGCACCACCAGTGGCAGTATTTACAGTAAACTCAACACCGTTTTGAACACCAGCAAGTCTAAAGTTACCATTGTAGTCTTCAATTAAAACGTGAGGTCTTCCGTAAGAAAGTAATTTAAGAGCTTTTTGAGTTGCAGCATCTTGTTTTTTAAGAACGATTGAACCTGTTTGAGTCCAGAAAGAAGTTCCATTGTCTCTTGAGTTCTCGTTAGTTTCCTCAAAAGTATTGTTTTCTCCTCTTAGCTCAAACTTGTAAACAACTAGGTCAGTTGCTAATGCAGTAATCTGCTCATCAGAGTCTAGGTTTGCAAGTACGTCAGCATGAAGTCCAGCAACAAAGTTACCAATGTAGATGTTTCTTAATCCACCAACACTTTCTTTACACGCTTCCGTTCTTCCAGTAGCTATATCACAAGGCATAATTTTATATTTTTATAGTTAAACAAAAAAGGGGATGGGATAGAGTCCCATCCCCCTTATATTAAATGAACAGTTTATTAAGCTGTGTAGTATACAATCTCAGCTCCAAAACCATACTGGATTCCTCCAGTGAAACGTGCGATTACACGAACATTTTGTGAACCGTCTAGGTCAGCCATGTCTAAAACTTTTACTTGGTTTAAGTCAGACAATACGCCTGTACCGAAGTATAAGTTAGAAGACTGAGCAGCTACCATTTTGTTATCTGCAAGACCGTTAGCCATAAAGATAGATACTCCATCGAAAGATAAAGCTCCGTTGTCATACCATTGAGTTCCTTTATTGTCAGAACCAGCAGCACCTAAACCTTGAGCTCCAAATCCGCCTAATGCGCGAACGTAGGCTTTCATTACGTTTTTAGAAACGTATAATTTAAGGTCTTCTTTTCCGTAGATAGCAGAAGGGATAGCGTCAATTACTTTGCCCATTTCAGCAATTACGTTAGAAGCGTCAACTGTAGTTCCAGCTACGCCAATAACGTCTCCGTCAGCAGCAAATAAAGTAGTAAATCCGTCAAACTCTCCAGCATTGGCGTTAACTCCACTCCAGATAGTAGTTTCCATTTCTTCAGCTACTTTAGCAGCAACGTGGCCTACTAAGTAATCAGCGAAAGATGGAGGCAAGCTGTCAAATGCAGAATAGCCCATAGAGATAGCATCCCAGTCAGAACGAAAATCGTCCTTACATAGTTGCAAGTTAACCTGAAAAGTCTCTGGCTGTAAGATTCTCTCAGCGAGAGTTACAGAAGAACTGTCAGTAAAGTCGCAAGTATCATCAGCAATCAAAGTTCCTGTAGCAAGAGACTTGATTACGGCTTTAAACTTGACGTTTGGTTTTACTGTAACACCACCATTTTCAATAGTGTTAGCAGATAATAATGCAGCAGAGATAAAGCCTTGCAATTTCTCACCAGCATAAGTTGTAGTAATAGATGTTGTTGTTGCCATTTTTATTTAGAATAATTAATTATTAAACATTTTATTAAACACTCTGTCTTTAGTAGTCATTGGTCTGTTTCCACCAATAACAAATCTAGCTTTGCTTTCAACGCCAGACTCAGGAGAGTGAGAAATTTCCTCAGCATCCTCTGATAAATCAGAACTTAATTCTGCTGGTACTTCTTTTTTATACTCTTCTTCTTTTTTCATAAGACTTTCAATTACTTCCATGAACTCTTTTTTCATGTCAGATAAGTCTTGCTTAGTTGCGTATTCAGGAGCAGCAGCTTCTTCTTCTACCACTTCTTCTTCTACAACCTCTTCTTCTTCTTCAGCTAGCTCAGTAGTTTCTTCTACTACTTCTTCGCTAACTTCTTCTTGAGCTTCTAACTCAACGCTTTCCACTACCTCTTCAGAAGATAACTCCTCTTTGACTTCCTCTACAGGAGCCTCAGATACTTCTGCTTCAGCAGATAGAAAAACATTCTGTAGTTTCTCTAAAATTTCTGTAGCTTTCATAAATTAAAGGTTTTTATATTAGTATAACAATTAAGTTAAAGTTTATTTCATTTTTGACCTAAGCCTTTTTCTGTATGATAAACCATTCCACACCGTCACTCCATAATTGTACGCCCTCAAATGCTTTGTTTATTTCATATGGACTTCCGCTATTGTCAATAGTTTGGCCAGATACAGGTGCTAAGTAGACTCTCGTATTCGTTGAGAATGTTCTGTCAGAAATAAATCTTATTACTCTATTGGTATTGTTTGAAGCTGTGCAATCTGGCAGAGTCATTGTCATATTTCCATTTGAACCATCCCAACTTAGTCTTATTAACTCAGAAGAATCGTAATCTGATGCACCCAAGTCAATATTATTTTCTCTACTTACAATAATGTGTTTAGGAACTAAATAATTAACTACCTCTTTTTGCAAATTGCCAAATGTTATCTTTTTAGTAGTTCCTCCTTCAACAACTACAAATTCATCAGTACTTACTAAATCAGTAGTTTCTGTTAATTGTGATATTTTTTTATTAGACATTATAATTCAATTTTATTGTTATTTTCTTGTCGCAACTCAAAGCCATTCTCCTGAAGTAAATAATACTTTAGAACCCCAGTAATCACTCCTATACCTTGCTTCCAGTAGTCAGGAGCGTTACAGTCCTTACAGTTGTTTATCGTGTATGTGTTTTTACACTTGCAATATTTAGCCCTCATTATCTATCTTCTTTAGCTTGCTAATAGCCCAGTTAACTCCAGCAGAGCCACCCCAAGCATCCCACATAAGACCACCGCATCCCTCAGAATAAGGCACGTCTTTGTGTTGTTGATGTCTTTTGAAGCTAGCCATTCTTGCAATCGTGGAACGGCTAAGATTAGCACCTCTAGCGAGCTGTGCGGCTCTCGTCCAGCCTACACTTGTTCCACAAGAACTACCATTCTTCTCTTTCCAAGCTATAGCTCTCTTAGCGTTGTTTCTAGCAGCCTGTGGATAGTCTCCATACGTTTTTAACTCTACGTTATTAGCTGCACCTAAAATCTCTTGTATCTCGTATATCTTAGCTAGGTCTCCTGCTGATAAATCTTCTTCAACACTTTCTTTAGGGCCGTTCTGGTTTTTATCACTGAAGAACCCCTCAATGCTAAAGCCTTTGACTTTTTCAGTCTTAACAAACTCTTCCCATATTTCATCGTTGTTTACCTTTACAGAAACCATCCAAGTTCCAACAGGCATATTTAGATTGTACTTGCGAGACTTGTCTTGTACTTCGTCTTCAATTATCCAAGACTCTACAACAGATAAACCACCAAGCTCAACTTCGTGTTCTAAGGTTGAGTTGTTTTGTTTGCCTCTTGATAGAAAAAGCTGTGATGCTTTTCTTACTGTGTCTTCTGAAAAGTGTATGTAGTATTCTTTGTCCCCGCTCCTTCTGTATATCTTTTTGTTTGGTATCAGAGCAGCACCCATTAGGATTCTCTTCTCTGCGTTTACCTCAGCGAGCTTTACTTCTTGTGATTTAAGAGCAATAAAGTCTTCTTCAATAGCTGGATTCTCAACGATAGAGATAGCTTCTATGCCACCCCATTCGTTTTCCTCGTCTATGAATAATTCAAATATGTCTAAGTTTTCCATAATATTATAACAATTAATTTTGTTTTTATTTCTAATTGTCTCCGCCAAATGTAGCGTCAGACTCTATTATGTTGTCTAACTGTTGTTGTGATGTCATCTGTGAACTTACAACATAAGCTTGAACAGGGCCTTGGCTAAATTGACCTCCAACAGCCTGTGCTAATTGGTCTTGTCCTGTAGAGCCAACAAGGTTGAAGTCAAAGGTTCTTCCGCCTCCGCCTCCTTCTCCTCCGCCTCCGCCGCCACCAGAAGCTCCGCCTCTAGACTGCAAGGTTGTAGCTGCAATCTTAGCAATAGATATACCTGCTCCAATATTGTTTTTGAGTATTCTCTTTTTACCCATTACTCCAGCCATTACGGCCTGAGCCTCAAACCCAGCAGCTACTACTGGTACAGCAGAATAAAGTCCAGCACTTGCTCTATAACCAGCCTGTTCCTCAAGCATGTTAGCCGTAATCTTTGCATTAGCTGCTTGAGTTGATATTACTACATTTGCAATAGCAGAACCCTTTTCTAAAACTAGTGCTGCTGTAGCAAGTGCTTCGTTTTCTCCTGCTATGCTTTTAAATACGCTGCTAAGACCTTGAACCCAAGAAACATATTCTTGATTTATGTTTCTTTTAGCTTCAATCTTATTTCTTTCAAGTTCTATCTCTTGTTCTGCTTGGCTCATCTGAAATGCGTGCCTTTCTCCAGCAACCATTTGCTCGACCTCAAGAAGACTAAACCCTTCGTTTAGAAGGTTGGTTTTCTTTCTTTCTAGGTCATTTTCAAAGTTTTCCTGTTCAGCAGCCATCCTCTGTCTGGCCATTTCGTTCTGACCTTCTATATCTTCAGCACCAACAGCACTCATGGGTTTATTTAAGGCCCCTGCACCTGTGCCAGCCCTAAGAGACTGAAGCCTAGATTCGTTTGCTCTGGCAGATATAAGTTGTTGATTAAACATTTCTTCATCAAACTTCTGCTGAAGTTCAAGTTGTTTTTGATACCTAAGCATAGTATGCTTTACCTCTAGAGAGGTGAGGGCTTCTTGGTATTGAGATTCTGCTTGAAGTTTAGACTTTCTTAAAACCTCATCTGCTTGATTTATCTCTTCTTGAGTTTTTGCTTTTGCAACAAAGTCTTTGTGTCTTTGAACTTGTCTATCAATAAAAGCCTGCTTTCTTCTTGCTAAATCTTGCCTTTCAAAGTCTTCATTTAATTTCATCAGCTCAATCTCATTCTTCTCAGATGACTTCCAAGTCTTCTCGTAATTAGACTGAATTAATTTAGAAAGGTCAAGCAGGTTTTGCTTTAAAATTCTTGCTCTTGTTCCAGAGCCTGATTTTTTTGAATCGCCAAATATATGCTCTAAAAGTATTCCATCTCCGTCCTTCTGCTTCATTAATAGAAGGTCGTATAGTTTGGTGTACTTGCCCTCTATTTCTGAAACCTCCTTAGCAAATCTTGCTGAGGCCAATGTCTGTCCTGATGCTACTGGATTAAATATACCAAGAAATCTGTCTGTAATAGTGACGTCCGCACCCTTTACTACTGTCTTAACAAAGTCTTGCATGACTTCTTCTGTCTCTTTTAAAACAGCCTTTGCAAATGCAACCTCTCTCATTCGCATTATCATTGTGCCAACCTTTTCATTAAATGCGTCTAAAGCTATTGTTCCATCGTCTATAAACCCATTTAGTTCACTAAACTCAGTTCCAGCTTCTTTTAATGCCGACACCTTATCCTCCATCGCTACGGTAGAATCGTTTAATGCTTCTCTAAGAAGATGAAGCTTCATTACGTTAGCGGTAACACCCTGAGCCTCTAGCTCTCCCAGCTCGTTTTTAACTTCTCCCATTTTACCAGAAAAATGGTCTAAAACGGCTATTACAGTTTGAACTGCTATTAATATACCTAAAGGCCCCATTAATGCAGAACCTATAGCCTTCATAGCTGCACCTGCACCACCAGCCTGTTTTGCCATAAATGCAAAGTTAGAGGCTAACTGTTGCAAGTTGTTTGCCACACCTCGTATTCCATAGGGTGCATCTGATATAACACGACCAAGTTCAAGGACAGATGCTGTAGCACCTCCACTAGCAGCAGAAGCTCCAGACATAGCGTCTCTTAGCTTAGTGAAGTCTTTTGCAACAACACTTACGTTTCCTCCAGCTTTAATCTTCTGAATGTCAACACCAAGTTGTTTAGCTGCCATAGAAGCATCTTTGGCTGATACCTTTATGTTTCCAAACTCCTTAGACAAAGACTTTATGCTTACGCTTGCGTCTTTATTTATTTGTATTTTAATGTCTATTTTTTGTTCTGCCATTACTTACGTTTTAGTATGTTTCTAAATTCTTTCCAGCTTTCTGGTCTTTTATATTTTCCTTTTGCTATATCTATGTCCTCGTCTCCTACCAAGAAGTCATCAGAGTCTAAGAGTTCTATTAATGCCTTTAATGATTCCATATTAACTTAGTTTACTTGCGGTTCTTGTCATTAGCTCTAAATCAGCCTTACCTGTGTTCAAATTTAGCTTCATCTTGTTTATTCCGTACAGTCTGTTGCCTATAGTAACCTCGTCATCTAAAGTCATCTTGAGTATTACGTTTACTGGCAGAAATGCTTTTACCTTTAGTATTCTTGACCTTCTGTTGTATATGTCTTCAACATACTCTTCATAGTATGTTTTAAACAAGCTAGTTGTGTTTTCTACTTGATGGAACTCATCAAACTCACTTCCGAAGTTTATTGACTGAGCTTCTACAAAGCTCAAGCCACTGTAGTGAGACCTCGTATTAGATGCTCTTATGTATCTTGTCAGGCTGGTGTATGTTCCATCTAAGTTGTCAAATGAGATTAGTACAGGAGGAGTGTTTCCTGATGGAGCTGAACTTAATTGCTGTTTTATGCCGTAAAAAAGTATAGGCTTAGTTAAAACAGATTCTTGGTCTTTGTTTACAAGCCAACCCCAGCCAACATTTGTATTTGCGCCTCCTGTTTGGTTTGTCATTCTCTCGTACATTATTTTCTCAAACTTATTCTTGACGTTGTAAGTTCCTCCGTCAAATGCTAGTGTGCTAAATATCTCTGGGTTTTGACTTAAATTATTCATCTTTTCATTACCAAACTCATCAGAAGTTATTTCATTGGAGTTAAGCACAGCAAATGTACTTGGCTTCTCAAACTCGAAGTTTATAGTAGAATATAAGTTTGTCCTGTTCAGGTTTGCAACATTGTTATCTACATAGTCTGTCAAGTCTATTGATTGTCCGTTGTCGTAATAATCAACAAGAGTCTTTACGTTTATCTTTTCATTATCATAATATGCCACCAGATTAAAGGTCTTAAACAGTGATGTAAGAAAGTCTATCACTTTTATGTCTGGCATATTGCCAACTACGTTAAAGTTATTTGAGCCTAGAGACGCAAGAGAATATTCAGATGTCTCTTCCGTACTAGAAACCCCACTAACTACTGTAGTCTTCTTTATTACTAGGTCTTGACCGAAACTGCCAACATTCTCTCCTTGAATAACAAACTCTAAAGTTGGATAATAACTAGTATTAAAACTTGCTTGCACTCTAAAATCAAAAGTAGTGCTAGTTCCACCTCCAGTTGAGTTAAAATACTCGACATTGTTTGTTGTATCTATAACTTTAACAGTATAATTTGCGCTAGGAAATGGAGTTGTAACAGTATATGTTATATCATAAAATTGAGAAATAAAACGAGGGTATTGAAACGAGTAATAAATATACATAGGCCTAGCGTCATTACCGCTATCTAGCTGAAAATCGTCAATATCTGTTACTAAAGTACCACCCTCTTCAGCATATCCTCCTTTTTCTTTGCTTAAAAATAAATATAAATCATAGAAATCTAAATTTGTTGTAGAGAAGAAGTCTGTGCTGAATGTAATTCCATAAGTTTCTTCTATTGCTTTTATTATATGATATACCCTTATTCCAAACTTTAAGTCTGAATACGTGACCCCTCTTGGGGTCGTTGTTGCGGTAGTCGATACATTCCTAGACTCGCTAGCACCTTCTATTGGATTTAATCCACCATTTGTGCTGTCGTAGAAGTAGTAGTTTTGCGCACTTATAAATGGAGCACACAGGTCTCCAGCGTCAGTTCCAGTATTTAATACTAAAGAACCACCGCTTAAATTATATCCATTTATAAAGGCGTTTCTAACACTTAAACTAGTGTACTCAAGTTCAAACTGATTCAAGTAAGTAGCACTCAAATCTTTTAGCTTGTCATCAGAAATCAAAGACTTAAGACTCACTGTTTCTCCGTAGAATATAACACTATAGTTCTTAGCTCTGTTCTTGTTAAGAGCTGACCCCTTTAATGTTAAACGACCCTTTTTGTAATCAACACCATTTATTTTTATCAGTGCAGGTACTTTCAGTCTAGCGTCAAATCCACCTACTGATATATCCCAGTTGTAGTAGTGAGAAAAAAGCTTGTTATTGTTTTTAGATGCAGGAACTTTAAACTCTTGAGTAAACTCCGTAAACACCTTTCCAATGTCTCTAGCGTCTTTTATAGAGTTGTTTATGTTGATGTCCTCAAAGTCAAACAAATCAACTCTTTCATAACCTGTGCCTGATTCGTTGTCTTTCTTTATGTATAATTCTACCTGTCTTCTCATTAATTTGCTAGGTTTATCTTGTCAAATGCAAAGTCAACTTCTATATTGTAGTTTATTAACTTGTCGTCTAATTGAGTCTTGTACTTTATTGATGATGTCTTTATGTTTACTGGAAGTGTTTTATTGTCGTAATTAATCCAAGTAACCTCACTAAGCATAAGTTGTTTAAATATCTCATTGTAAGATTCTGGGTAGAACCCACTATTAAGCTCTAATGACTCCTTTCCTGATGAGTATATGTTTTTATACTGATGACTAGACGTGCTGTAGCCAGTAGTAAGAACCCCATACGAGTCTAAAGAACTAGAAACCACAGAAGCCCTGTATTGCTCGTTCTCTACCTCTGTGGATAAATTAGACCTTTTATAGAACCAAATGTCTTGTAGCGCGCCAAACTTGTTTACGAATGTAATCTTGTATGGCTCGTATTTACATTCCTCTACATTTGTTACTGTTATAAGTTCAACAGTTCCGTCAGTTCCAGTTATGTATATTGTATCTACAGGGTATATTGTGTTTGCGTCCTCAAAGTTCTCTATGCAGGAATTATTTTCAAATACCCCTCCGTCTAAAAGAACTCTTTGCATGAAGCTGTCAAATCCACTAACCACGTCACTAACGTAAAGTATTTGCTCATCACAAGACAAAGATGTTCCCACCTGAGTAGAGTATGTCATTTCGCCCTGATAACTAAACTGAACAGACTCTGTAGCTGCCCTAAGCACAGGCACCCTAACTGGAGAGTCGTCTAGCTTAGATATGTTAGTGTTGGATTGCATAAGGGCCTTTGTTATCTCTGGATTGAATCCATCCTCAAAATAGCCATATCCGTCAAATCCTATGTATATTTGAGGGTCTGCTATTAATGTTGAGTATTTTGCTTGAGTCGCAGAGTTTTTTGTGCTGTAAACTCCATTAAAATCACTTGGAATAAAATCTCTGGAAAATGGACTTATATCCGAAAGAGCAACACCCTTAACATAGGTTATGGTTGAGTCAATACTAAATCCAGTAGCAGGGTCAAAATTGAAAATCTCATTATTGTCAACATCTAGCTCAAATCCAACAGACTCCTCTGATGCCGATTGATTGCTTTGTATTACATAAGGACTTCTTGATAGTATATTCGTAAACCCCCTATTGACAGTTCCAGTTGTTGCGGTTATAGCACCTGATGAATTAGAGCCTCCAGCCACAACAGAAGAAAAGCTAATTAGTCTATCTCCTAGAAGAAAGTTTCCCCTAGTAAAGTTTGTTATGCCACCATAGGCTCTTAATTGCATTTTACCGCTTATAGATATATTGTCTCCGCTAGACAAGGAGCTAATAAAAGACAGAAGCGACTGAGATGTTTCAGTTCCAGTTGGTGTTGGATAATCTGCTGGAGAAGTCCAAGTAAGCGTATTCCCTCCAGAGTCAGTTACTACTATTGTGTCGCCAGTGTCAAACTCGCTTGTTATGTCTATTAGTACCTTGTTGTATGTTACTATCATTTCTTTTGCTCTTTGTTTATATCTTCGATAATTCTATCTAATTCTTTTTTAAATGCGTTTGTAATCTCTATGTCAATCTTGTCTTCTATTGCCTTGAATGACCTTTGTATTACGCTGCTTCCAGCCCAGCCAGTTTTGTTAATTCTTCTTGCAATAACAAAAGATGCAGACTTATAGCTAGAGGGTGTTAAACCTCCGTTTCTTGGTCTAAGACCTCTAAACTTCATCCAAGATGTAATTCTACTTACCATCTCAGGAGAAGGCCCCTTACTTGTTGCCTTCTTTCCGTCAGACAAGGCTTCCAGATATCTGTTGGCCGTTATTACTACTGCCTCTTGGCTTATGGGCTTTGATGATATGCTATTTATCAAATCCCTAGAGGCCACATTATCATCAGCCGCAAGCCTGTTCTTCAGCTCTACAACATAATACTCTCCTATTTTTTCGAGAGCGTCTCTTATGTTTTGCTCTAAACTCATGTACAATCAGGCAGGCCTACACCAGATGGGTTTGCAATACCAAACGAACCATCCTGTGTCTTTTTAAGTGTTATAGTTGTTTCCCAGCCAGCAATCTCATTGTCGAATCTCTCCTTGAATGGTGTTGCTATAGGTTCGTCCTGAAGTCTGGTAAACTTCTCTCCCACTAAGTCTAGTCTTCTAAGTGCATTTACTAACTGCGTAGTAACCCTTAGCTGTGTATTAATTACGTCTTGGGTGTTGTCGTTTCCATAGAAATCGTCAACACCTATATCAGTATTCATTTTGTCTACAACATCAGCAGCAATTATGTTTAGCCTGTACTCCATTGATGAAGGCTGTATTGTTACTTGCTCAAGCATTATGTGCAACAAAGGAAAGGTCGTGTCTTTATTCAAGTCCACATCTGCAAGCTCCCCAAAAGTAATCTTATTGGTGAAGTCGTTGTCTCCTATTAGTTGCTTAATTAAGTCTATTAATTCGTAAAAGTTCATATCTTATTTTCTCATTGATTTTTTAATCATAGCGTTCTCAACCTTATTCTTGTCCTTTTCATATTCTAACATCATAAAGCACTTATGAAGACTGGTCGCTGTAACTTCGTCAATCCTTCTAACGTCTCCTTGAGCAAGTGTATGTATTGATTGATACCAACCCCACTTTTTCCCAAAGTTAGCCTGCATGCTTGTTGAGCTTCCGCCTTCGACATCTGCTTCGCTAAAGAGTCCAGAGTATAATTCTGCAATTTTATTCCTAAACGATAAAAAAAAACCGTAGCCGATAAAGCTACATTCAGTGGCATATCTCTCATAGCCTCTGAATACTTATTACTCCCAGCGTAATCTTCTATTAAGTAGAAGCCCCTGCTGTGTTTTGATATAGGCCTGAATAAAACAGCCATAGCCTTGTGCATATCTTTCCATTCTCCTATGTAGGACTCTAAATCAATATACTCCCCAAAAGATATGTCATCTAGCTTAGGTATAAAACCAAACTCAACAGTCCTTTGACCGCCCTCTCCGTCACTACCAGTCATCTTAAATCTATTAACCAACTTACTAGTGTCATCATCAAATAAGTTGTTTATGTGTTGTATAGTATCCTCAAACTCTGATAGCTTAATCCTCTGTACATCTTCCGCAGACATCTTACAAAATATCTGTAGTATCTTTAATTTTAGATACGTCTCATCTTCCTTATCCCACTTATCTAATATCTTCAAATAATCCTGATATTGACCTAGTGTTATCTGCCCCAAACTAAATGGTATCGTTAAATCTATTTTACTCATAGTATTATAACAATATTTGATGAATATCATTTTATCATAGATATTATCTATAGCTAACTAAGTATCAATACTTTTTTCTTATACACCCAAAATGAAAATAGTGGTTTATTGTTATAAGTGTATAGCAGTCGCAAATCTGCATAAGTTGCCAAACTTCTATAGAGATATAGTTGGTTCAGGTAAATCAAATCTCCTTAGAAATTGCACTACTTAATCCTTTGTTATTTTCGCTGATGCCCAAGTAGTATTCAACCTAACGAGTATAAATCTATTTTAAAATAACTATCTTCCTAAAGGGGGGCATCATATTAAACATAAACTTGTTTCCAGATATATTTCTGAAATCAATAAATCAGTTTTAGTCAAAAAGAGTTTTGACCCCCATCATATTAAACGTGATTGAAATCATTGGAATGGATAACACAACTGCCGAGTTCTTCAATTTACGTCAAACTGACAAAACCAAACAATCTTGCTGACAATGTGTCAGTCTCTTATTAGCTGATATAAAGCGTTTTAAGACGCTTTGTACTGAATTTGATAGTTGAGGTTAGAGGAAAAGAGATAGGCTATTAGAAGGGCTTAAAATCGGCCACAAACCAAATTAATACCTATATTTGACGCTGAGATACTTATAAAAATAATTGCATAAAAAAAGGGGCTAAAATATAGCCCCTAATTTGTATAATATGTATTAAAATTCAAACTTTCAATAGATATAAAACTTCTTTATAGATTTGTTTATAACTATGTTTGTTTCTTAATCTCTCATAGCTTTTTATATTTCCTAATATGGCGTTAACTTCATAGGAACCAAAATTGTTTATTAGGTTTTTATATTCTTGTATCATAATCAATATATATTTATTTGTTTTAATATTTGTTTTAATGTGTAGTTTTGTTTTGAGTTCAAAATATAATCATCTTTAAAGATATCCAACAATTTAAAATTATTATACTTTGGTTTGTATCTTACAAAGTTATCATTTAAAGTATACTCTATTAACTTTTTATCCTTATCAATATTAAAAGAGATAAATGTTTTTTTACTCTTTAATATATTTAGTTTTTGTGAGAGTGTTAATTTCATAATGTTGTTAATTAATAGTTGTTAATTGTCCGTCCCATTCTTTGCCGTTAAGATACCAAACAAAATTCTTTTGATATATTGAAACATTAGGCAAACCGTTCAAACGTTCTTTTGTTGTATTACTTTGCCAGCCTGCATTGGTTATTTGTAGGGTGCCTTCTGGATGAAGTACGGCTATTATATTATTATGTAATTTTAAATAAAATTTGCCGTTCATCTCTCTCACCTTCATATTTTGTCGGGTGAATGTTTCTCTATTTAAAAAAGAATTAATACTATCTATTGTTATTTGTCTCATTTTATAAGGTTTTAAAATATTGGTTGCTAAATTTAAAAGGTTCGATGTTTTTGAAAGGGTCATATATTATTATCTCAGTTAAATTGTATTTTAAAGATATGCAGTCTTGTGTTAATACACTGCATAAATTTTCGATTATCTCGCAAAC